CATGAGTAACCATGGTAGAGTTATGCACTTGGTTAAAAACATTTAACCATTCAGACCAACTAGCCTTTTTCAATTGCTGTAACGTCTTCGGACTCAACTTCGATCGTTTTGGCGTTGTGGCCATCGATTTTGTCCGATAGTTCTTTAAGCTTCTTTTCAAGTTGCTCACGTGACATACCCTCCAAACCACTAACTCGTACCTCTTTCCTATCAACATAAGCACCTGCTAATTGACCTGATCTATATTCAGCATTGATCGCAGCAGCATATTGTTTATCTTTCTCGGCCTTGTCAGAAATTCTTTCCAACCTTTTAAATCTTCTTAGGTTGTCACTTTCATACTTCTTAACTTCTCTTTCAAAGAGTTTATCAAAGTATTTTGCAATATGTGGATTGTGTTTTCTAGATAACATTCTAGATGCAACAGATCCATAATCTTTTTCATTAGTACAAACATAGCCTGCACGCTTAAGTGCTTCAGCTTGAGTTATTGATCCCCAATCTTTTACGTATATCTCTATAAACATTTTTTGTTTAGGAGTGAGATCTAATTCTGTTCTATCTGTTTTTCTTTTTAAACCACCTGGCATTATTTTAATTTATTAATATCTTGTGTAAGTTCTCTAACTTCTTTTTGTTTTTTATTTCTTTGCATTCTGTTAAATGTACCAGATTTATTTTTTAAGCTATCTCTTTGCACCATTGCTGCAGTTCTTTTACTTTTAAGTCTATCTCTTATACCTGATTTTACATCTGACTTAGCAATAGCTCTGCTTACATTAGCTTTAGTGACAATTTCAGTTGTTTTCCTGCCACCTGATTTTACATATTCTTTAAAAGCAGCAATAATATTTTTAGTGACTAATCCACCACGTAACATTTTTTTATACATAATTTTTTATTATATAGATTATTTCAACCCATAGTAATAGCCCCAAAAAGTTTTGATAGCGTTCCCGCAAGAGTGGTGTATCCAAGATACACCATAGATACACCACGGATACACCATTAAAATTGATTAAAAGTGTTGGTATAATTGATTAATAGACGTTTAGATACACCAGATACACCTATTTGACCCCCTGGGGTACTTTTTGTTTATTAGGGGTCTAGAATATCTATATAGTAAAAAACCCACTGATCCCGTTCGGTAGGTTATTTCTGGTTGTCCGGTGTCCGTTTTTCCTGTATAGTTTACCTGTGTTATTTATCAATAACGTTCTTTGCTTAAAAACTCTTGGGGGAGTTCATTTTAATTGCTCTCTAATCATTCCCCCAGGGGTTAAACACATTCGCCCACCATGACTACGATAACTTCTTATCATTTTCCTTTAATATTAAAGCACGAATTTCTCTTCTCTCATCTTTACTATTAGCCTCTCGATATTTTTTATATAAACTTCGATAACGTATCCAGGCTATTTGAATTTCAGTAAAAACAATTTTTCCATCGTCTATCATTTTTAAATACTCGCCTCTTACAAAGTCAGGGTCTAATTCAGCACCCCAACACACGTGTTGAAAGTCATCAGAATTATCTACAAACCAACAATGGCTGTCATGTTTATGGTAGGTTTCTCTTTTAAAACTAGAAGGATTAGTGGCGTCTTCTAAAGCTTGTACAAGGATTGCTTGAAACAAACGCTGCTCTGCGAATGCTTTAGGTTTTGTAATTGCTAGGCTCAATTTAGTGCCCAAAAATTTTAGTAAGCTTGGAGCACAAGTCATACGCTTTATTTTTATCCATCACAAAAGTTCGTGATCGCTTACGTCTATACCTAGGTCTTTCATACACTCGAATGTATAAATCCCACATACGTTCAAGGTAATCCATTTTTTCTTGACCTGTCATCAGATCAAGCATCACAATTGATTCTTTGAGTATCCCTCTAGGTTTCTTCTCCATTAGCATAACCACGATGTGGGAAAGATATAAGATATGGAAAGATCACACCGTGGTTAGCTATTTTTAACAACCAGTTTTATGCCCTTAGATTCTGCAGCACGTTTACGCCCTGATCGCCATCGATCCTCGATTTTATCAAGGAAAGAAAGACTAAAATTTCCTAAACCAAAGTCATTTCCACAATACAATTGAAACATTAAAGACGTTAACTCGTCATAAGTTTTTTTATTAGTACAAACCATTACAAGTTTATCTAACGCCTGATTTAATGCTTCTTCACTGCTTTTTTTTACAGCTTTACCCACAAAATAATCCTTTTCATTAAAGTTAATTTTGTTTTCGTTGTCCGGTGAAAATAAAGTGTTTTGAAGCCCCACTTTTTCATTTAGGCTTAGGAATACGTTTTATTTTTATAAAATTAGTGACATAATTGCAACAGTTAATTTTTAAAGGTGGCGTTAGTCTCCCGTACGCCACCCCCATTGATCAATTATTTACCGTTGACTAGCTTCCGCCCCTCAGCAAGTAAATTCTGTTTCATTTTTTCGTAACTAATACCTTGTTTTTTTGATATTTTTTTGACCTCATCATCTACTAATTTAGCAATCATATTGCCTGGTCTTCTAAATCCATTCTGTCCCATAGCTCTAATAATTGTATAAGACTCAATATCAACTGCACATGATTTCCATTTGTTTATGTCCATTTATCCTCCTAAAAAAATATTAAATAACCTAAACCACCAAATAAAAATAAAATTATTTTGGCTGGTAGTATTGTAAGCAAAGCAATAAATATCATACTAAATATCAGATCTTTCATCTTCCTCCATTCCCTTCAATTGATCGTAGCATAATTCACTAGATACCTTTTCGTTAATAATATAAATTGGCATGTCATCAAACTTTAATGAGCATTGTTGTAATTTACGCATGCAATTCTGAAATTCATCATCACTATATTCGAGTGGCATACCATTAACTGTATGCGCAGGTAAGTCGGATAAAATCCTGTCAACCTGTTGACACCAATTTTTAAATGTTTCAGATTTATTTGTCATACGCCACGTAAGTTTACTTGCCATTGAGAATATCCTCCATATCTTTAAATGGACTAGACTCTACAATACCCAATGCATCTTTCAACCTTTCATTTTCCTCTGTAAGTTTTTTAATATTAGCTGTCAGATCATCGAGTTGATCGCAAAGTCTTTTACATACTTTTGATAATTCATCTATTGCTAAATCTAGTTCTGTTGCTTCTTGTGTAAGCTTAAGTGGTTCTCCTGTGGTTATTACTGGACCTGTGGTTATTAGTCCATCTGCATCTCTTTTTAACGTTGTTGCCATGCGGCCTCCTCTTTGTTATTATTTATAATATCTTAAATATAATTATTTTCATGGGATATGCAAGGATAATTTTATGAGTAAATTTTTTGTTGTTTTATATATGTGTAGCATGTTGAGTGGTCAATGTCCCTCATATCATTATACTGGCCATTCATTTGCAACTCACACAGAGTGTGTAGAATTTGGTTATCGAATAGCTCACGGCACATTTAAATCATTAGAAATGACTGAAGAATTTGACAGACAATACATAGAAAATAGTAAAATTGTGGTAAAATTTGAGTGTAAAGAGACAGTAATGCCTAAAGAAAAACAAATAATACCACCAAAAAAACCCAAAACAACCACATAGTTGCATTTATATCACAATTTGATATATAATACCCTATGAAGCTATATCGCGTCCAAGCAAATTATAAAAATATATATATTGATGAGACGCTTGAGGCCAAGAACGATATAGAAGCTCTTGAGTGTTTTACAAAGAAGGTTGACTCAAGGGATTGTCTAGAAAAGGAAGGACCAGGTTTTTACAATCCTGATCATTTATTCCTAACCTTCGAGGAGGTTGACCGAGATGCAACTACAAAAGTTAATATCGGAGAAACTTCAATTGGAGTCCAAGTGGGCAACCAAAGCGTTGGAACAGGGTAGGGTGACTCCTGATATGAAGTGGATTGATATAAAAATCAAAGGTCTTAGAACTAAGATCAATGATCAAAGTGTTGAAGACGCTAAAAAAGGTCTTTACGATATAGCTAGCTAGACTAGCTTTTAAAAAAAATAATCAAAATCGTAGGCTATAACTGTCTCTAGTAAAAAAGCATTCGTTGTCGCAGCTAGAATTGAACCCCTGCTACAGGTGATCGTCTATTATTCAATAAAATAAAAAATGTAAAATTTGCTCGTGGTATAATAGTAAATAAAAAAATAAATGGAGCAATTATGGAATGGAGACACCCAAGCTATTATGCAGAACTTAGAAGGCTGCGTAAGATCGAAGAAGAGAAGGAGTCGGAGAACAATGAGGACAAGGACTCTTCTGAACAATCTCAAGATCCTCAATCTGAAAAGTAATCTTAGTGCCCTTGCATTCTTTGCAGGGGCTACTATTCCTTAGCTTCTCCCCAGGATCGTCCGAGTGCAATATCAACTTTGGAAGGTACTTTGAAATCTCCGATGGCATTTTCCATTATCTCCTTAACATTTTTTATATCTTCTTCCTTATCTATTGAAAAACATAATTCATCATGAATTTGAAGTAAAGGGTTATATCCAGCTTTGTAACATTCAATCATTGCTTGTTTAGTTTGATCCGCTGCTGAGCCCTGAATTAATCTATTTAAAGCCTTGTAAGTAAAAGCTCTGCGTATGTTATTGCCATAAACAGCCTTAGCCTCTTCATATTGCATTGCTTTATTCATTCCGAAGGTAGATGGCTCCCACATGTCAAATCGGCATTTACGACCCCTTATTGTTCGAATAAAACCGTATTTAGACGCGGAGTTAGACACCTCTGTAGCTAATTGTTTAACAAATGGCACTCTTTCTCCATATTTTAACAATAATTGTTCAGCTCTATCCTTAGAAATACCTAATTCTTTAGCTAATTTAGCCTTTCCCATACCATAAAATAGTCCTAAATTAATTGTTTTGGCTTGGCCTCTAGTAATCTGAGCCATATCTGCAACAATTTGGTGAAAATCAGCAGACTCATTTTTATAAGCTTCAATAAATTCTTTACTACCTGAAAACTCATTATTGGTTGAAGCAGCATAATGAGCCACAATTCTTGGTTCTTGTTGAGAATAGTCAAAACTACCCCATTGTCTACCCTCTTCGGGTAAGAATAAACTTCTAATTTTATTGCCATATTCTTTGTTTTTTGCAGGAATTTGTTGTAAATTGGGGTTAGAATAGGACAGTCTTCCTGACACAGTTCCACCTTGGTCAGATCTTAGTTGATTTATTTCAGAATGTATTCTACCTTTGTGAACATAACGTTGAATGGAGTCAATAAATGTTGAATGGAATTTATTTATTTCTCTTGCTTCTCTTATTAGTTGCGCTATCGGGTTATCACAGTTCACTAACCAATTTTGGGTAAAGCTTGGTTCTCCAGTTTTCGGTGTCCGTGGGTAATCAACACCTATTCTATCAAACACTTGAGCTACTGATCTAGCTGCCCAAATGTCTACATCAAGTGTGGTCTGAGATTTTATACTAGACAAAACCTCAGACTCCTTTTGTTTAAACTCTTTTTTTAACTTAGCAGCCTGTGCTTCGTCAACCCTAATTCCTTTTCTTCTTGTTTCAATCAATATAGGTAACAGTTCCATTTCCATTTCCCACACATCATTTAAACTTTGTTTAGATATTTCCGATTTAAATCTCTCCCATAAACGTAAAGTTAAACCTGCATCTTGTTCAGCATAGAACCCAACGTAACCTGCAGGCAATCTCCAAAGATCAGCTTTAGGATCTATACCCCACTCTTTAGCTTTTTCATTTAAAAATGTTTCGTTTTTAATTTCACCTAAATAATCTTTAGCACATGCATTTAAACTAAAACTAAATCTGTTTTCATTAATTAAAGCTGCAGCAATCATAGTATCAACAATAGGACCATTAATTTTAAAACCATTTACTAATATCCAACCGACATCATAACTAGCATTATGAAAAATTTTAGTTGCTGGTGTGCTTAAAACATTTTGGAACCATGCCGTAGTAATACCTAGATCCATATTGCCACCAGCATCATGTTGTATTGGAAAATACCACTGTTGACCAAGTGCAGCTACTGCGAAACCAACAATACCTCCATCAAACGTTGCCCATCCTGCACCTTTTGTTTTTAGATTTGGATCCTTTGTCTCCAGGTCAATAGCTATCTCTTTAGCTTGAGATAAATCAGGATATTCTGCAGGAGCAATCCAATCGCTATCATTATATATAAAATTTAATTGATGAGTCATTGATTCTCCTTTTATAATTTAATTATTTCTGTGTTAAAATGTAAATTACCTGAAATAGTTATTCTCTCTCCATCCGTGTAAAAAGGATACACACAATGAGATAAACTTGATTTAAAAATTAATCCAGTGCCTTCCCAGCTTTTATCAACATCAAATTCTTTTGTGTTTATACATCCATCACTATTTGAGTCTAAATAAATAAAAGATAATTTTCCTGCGCAATTATAATTAGAATTTTTTCCTGGAGAAACAGCTGCTTGTTCTTCACTTGTGTAAGGTATTTGAATAAAAACAATAAAACTAAATATTCCAGTGTGGTTATGAACTGGATTAAATTCATATTTTTGTTGATAGTTTACCCATAAATCTTGTAAAGTAAGTGGTAATCCGTTTGGATGTAAAATATGTAATTCATTTGATAAATAATTTTTTAAAGGTTCAATATTATTTACAGTCTCTAATATGAATGGTTCAAACTCTTTTTTATATTTAGTTAGATGAAATTCATTTTCGATATTTCCAGCCAATCTTTTAGAATATTTCATGGATTTATCTTTTGCCCAATTTTTTAATTTTGTGAATGTTGAATTATCTATTTTAAATTTATAAATCATTGTTTTTTATTACTAAAATTAGTATCCTCAATTACTTTCATTGTTTTTATTGGAAGTCCAAGATGAAAAATATAACATTCAGCACAATAGTAATCATACTTATGTATCACTACCGCTTGTACTTGGTTACATTTTTCACAGTAGATAATTTCTTTCTTTTTTTGTACCATGAAGTGTCCCTCCCATTTTCTTTACACCACTCATAATGATTTTTTAAAAGTTTTGCTGATAATCTTTCGTCATCAATCATTTCTTTTTTTCTTCTTTTATGTGTTCAATTTCTAAATCACAATAATGTTTTATTTTATTTAAATCCTCAATTGATTTACCTTTAAATAAATACCTACACACATATTTAATTACATTTGCTTGAAACGGATTTAAACCATTCTTTCTAATAAAAGTCCATGGTTGAATGAGAAAGTGTTTATAATGAGATCCTCCTACCTGAGTATCTTGAGGGAAAGCCTCATCAAACATATTTTTATCCGCCATTCGTTTCTCCTATTTTAAGTTCACTGCTTGTAGCGTAGTTTCCAATCTTACCTTTAAAAAAAACATTAAATGATAAACTAATTCTTTCATGATTAGAAAAATTTTCTAAAACACAATGTTTTAAGTAAGAGGGAAATAAAAGTATTTGTTTAGTTTTTACAGGAAAATCCCAAACACCAGAATTAAAAATATTAAATTTTTTTTTGTTTTCAAATTGAAATAAAGGATCTCTTGGATGTAAAAATCTTATAAAATCTAAATTTTCAACAGCATTTATATATAAAACACCTGACAAAAATGAATTTGGGTGCATATGCTCGTGATGAGATGTGTTTGGTTCATTAAAATTTATCCAAGATTGTGTAATATATAATTCAATATCATCTTCAGATTCTTCTACTAATTTAAAATATTGATTTAATCTTAACATTAATTCTTGTTTTAAATTTATCATTTCTTTTTCTTCTAAAACATATTGATTTGATGATGTTTTATTTTTATTTATATTAACAACACAATCCTTTTTACTATTTTCTATAAATTGTAACTCCTCATTAGAAAAATTTCTTTCTAATTGTGAAAAATAAACTGGGGTAGCAAATAGTGCTTGTACTTCTTGTTTCATATTTTAAATTCTTGTAGTGTTCTTAATTTTTCTTCTGCATTTGAAATTTTTTCAATTAATTTATCAGCTTCATCAACGTGTTGTGGATGTTCGCCAATTGCAACTGGTTTTTCTAAATAAATTTTAAGAGTTGCTTCTGCCTCAGAGATTTGAGCATTATATCTATCTTCTAAAGCTTCTATAATTAATTTTCTAAACATAATTAGCCTCATACTGTTTAAAATACTTTCCTAATGGAAAGTTGTATTGATGATAAGTACCTAACAAGTGTAATGTTTGTTTGGATCTTGTTGCACCTGTATACCATACCCTAAGTTCTTTTACCTTATCTGTTAAATTTTTTTTATCAAAATGAGATGGAAAATTACATTTACTAGCCAACACTACATTATCAGCCTCTCCACCTTTTACCTGATGTATTGTATCAATAATAATTTTTGGTGGTTGTGTTAGATCTACACCTTCACTCATAAGTTTTTGAAAGTATTGTTTGTCTTTATCCTTAAATTTTCTTTTAAATACTTGGTTCCATAAACCTTTTTCATCTCGCATACCACACCTTAAATGTAATTCATCAAATGTAAACACTTGATTTGGATGAGCAAAACTCCATTTTTTACTATCCGATGACCGGTATCCGTGGTCAATGTTTAATAAATATTCGTACATTGTTACAGCTTCTTCTCTGTTTATGCTGCCACCATCACATATTTTTTCCCAATGTTGTATTGCATAAAATTGATTAGGATCAAATGATTTATTATTTTTTTGATCTTGATAATATAATCCAAGATTTTTTGCCTCTGTTTGTAATTCTTTTTTAACATCATTTATTCTTGCAAGCACCATCCAACTACCATCTAAGTCCCAAGGCACTTTTTTCAAACCGTTCCATCTATACACCGCACCCTCTTTGTCATTAGAATAAAATTCTTTTGGCACTCTATTATCACCCATAGAGTTTAATAAACATTTAGAAAAGAAATGTATATTTTTATTAAGTCTTACAGATTTTTTTAACACAAGTGATTTACCAGGAAACGTTTGAAACAAAGTTACGTCAGCACCATTCCATTCATATATTGCTTGGTCATCATCTCCTGCAATGTATACACGTTCTACACCTTCAGACATTTTAACCACCATATCCCATTGTAAAGGTGTTAGGTCCTGAGCTTCATCAACCATCAACACTTTGAAAGGCACAATAAGTCCATCATCAATAAACTTTTGTACCATGTCTGTAAAATCTAATCTGTCTGGTGTCCGTTGTCCGTTCTCCAGTTCCATTGTTTTAAATTCTTCGTAGCCATTGATGATTGATTTAAATTGTTGCAACCTTACACTCTTTCTAGATTGTTGTTTATATAACCACACAGGATCAACTTTCATATTTCTAGCCCTGTCATATATTTGTAAGGACCAATTGTTATAAACCTTTTGGTCATCATGGCCATCTTTGTAATTAATTTTAATTGTTCCATATTGTGTATGAAACATGAGCATGTCTGCTTTTGGATCTAAAACAGGTATTTCAGCGAATTGTTGTCTAGCTAACGAGTGAAGTGTTCTAAAATATTTAAATGCATCTTCATCATAACCTTTAAATTTTTGTCTAACCCTAGTTACACATTCATTTACAGCTTTATTTGTAAAAGATACGTAACATATCTCATCAGGAGAATAACCTTTTTCGAGATAACGTTTTACACGTTTCAAAAGGTTTTCTGTCTTTCCTGTGCCAGGTGGTCCAAAAATTTTAATTGTCTTCCCACGCAGCCTTTGCCTTAACGAATTTGACATCTTTATTCTTATGCTCACTTTGTTTTGGTAGAGTTACAACCCAATGTCTAGATTGAATTCCTTTGAACTTAGC